CGCCGTACGCCACTTGGTTCTCACAAGCGGTGTCATACGCCACATCAGCGTCGGACATATACTCAATGTGACGCACCATGCCGTTGAAAATCTCAGCGACTTCAACGTCAGCCTTATCGTCGGCGGGTATTACTTTCCCACTTGGGCGATTTTGGCGCTGGTCGTTGGTGACTTGGCGAACGTGCTGGGGGAGTTTGTTGATGGTCAAACAAGGGCGGGCATTGATGGTTTGACCTTGGACTGAGCCGCGCGTAGCGAGTACGTCTGCGGGCCACTGCCAATTGTTGTCTGGACTTGCCGCATAAAACCGCAGATCGTCTAACTCATCTTCACGGGAGTCAGAATAAGCGGAAATAGCCATCGTCATACGATGGCGGGCGGTGTCGAGAATGTCTTTGCTCATACCAACCCAATAATATCTTTGTCTTTCATTAAAATTAAATCTTCATACTTTCGGTCAATTGTACCGCTGTACATGACATGATCGCCAACTTTGACCATTAAGGGGCGCTTAGAATCCTTTTTACCCGCACCAACGGCGACCACCACACCTGTTTGGGTGTCTGTTTCGGGCATGATAATCAACCCGCTTTGCACAAACGGGTCAGGGCGTACTGCGATGTTGTCATGCAATGGTCTGATCATTTCTTCTTTTCCGCTGCGCGTTTGGTTGCGTACGCAATTGCCACCGCTTGGCGGATGGGTTTAGTTTGCGCTTCAGCCTTCACGTTTGCGCGGAAGGCTTCTTTGCTAGCTGATTTCTTCAGCGGCATGATTACTGCCCGTGGATGATGGCAAAGTTGACCACAACAGCTTCCGACAAGGAACCGGCAGTATTGTTGTACAAACCAATCACAGCAGTTCCCGCGCCTACGTTTGCGACGTAGGGCCAGTACGCGCCACTTGTGCCTGCCGAGCCAAGGTTCACGATCAGCACGTCATTGGCTGTGATCTTGCTGTTGGTAAGCGTAAACAGTACCGTGGCACCGTTAGCCAAGGCTGCGCCGTTCATGGTGATCTTACCCATTGACCGGTTTAAGGTCACACCGGTAGATTTGCTTGTTGCCTGAGTCACCGCGCCTTGGGCAGCAGTTGAGTAACCGAGTTCATCGGTGGCATAGCAAGTAGTGAATTCGGGGTCAGAGTAAGCAACACCGATTGATTGTGAATTTGACATTTCTAGGCTCCGTAGTTAAGTGTTAAGTACATCTAAGACGACATCCAGCTTGTAGCCATACCACTAGGTGAATAATTTTGACGCTTTGGTGCTGCATATTCACGATGTGCGACGGGGAAGGCAAACGTGACGCAGATAGCGTCTGCTGCGTCTGGCGACGCTAACCCCCTCGCTTTCATGTCCTTTTTCGACTCCAAAAAGATAGTTCCTTTTGAATCCGGCTTCATTATCGGTGATATTAAATCAGTTTTAAGCACTCTGTCACTAGGAATCGACGCAGTTTTGAGCCATTGACGCATATCACCCCACATTTGCGCCCTTAAATTACCATACATTAGCGGATTTCGGGACTTATTGCCAAAATTTACCCCCCGAATCTTATACCGTTGCTCTTTTAGGCGATCCACCACGCCCCCGCCCACGCCACCTTCGTCAATCACCACCAACGCCGGCTTATATTCCTCAATCGCCTCAATGACGTGCCCGACAACCGTCATCGTATCGTCGCCCTTAAACCGTTTGATGCCAATAATGTCACGCCCTTGACGGATGGCAATGACGGTCGAGTCTGAACCAAAGCGCGCAGGGTCAACACCCACGATAATGGGGGCTGACAGGTCTTTAAGCCTTGCGCGTTTCATGGCTTCATCGACAATGAGGCTTGAGATAAACTGATCATCACCCGCAGACGGGAAGTCACCGTAGACTTCCACCGCAGCCTGGCTAGAATCCGCACCATACTCGTCGATGATCTGCTGATACACCGCTTTGTCCGTACCCTCGACCGTTCTTGCGTCCACGATCTTAGTCTGCCAAAAGTCACGCTTGGAGTTGTGGCATTCGTAGAAGTAACCGGTGTTGCGCCGTGGGTTTGAGAACGCCAACCAAAAGCGGTTAGGGGTGTTCTCGGTAAAGAAGCCCGCAGTCACCGCCCAAATGGCGTCATCAATACCGGATGCCTCATCAAAGATCACCATCACACCGTCGGCATTGTGAATACCGGCGTAGCTATCGGGATTTTCAGCCGACCACAGTTTGCCTTCTAAACTCCAGTATCGGGTGCCTTTTTTAAGGTCGCGCTCTACTAATTCAGCAATCCATTTAGCGGGCATAATGCGGGTAGCTGAAATCTCCCACCAATGACCGTTCATAGACATAGACAGCCATTTAGTAATTTCAGCCCATGTGACCGAGCGCAATTGCGATTCGCTGTTGGCTGAAACAATAACCGACGAGCCAATGCGCGTTGACATCATCCAAAGCACCACCCAGCTAACCAACGCAGATTTGCCAATACCTCGACCGGACGACACCGCCATGCGGAAGGTGTCAAAGTCAATCTTGCCTTTGTTTTGCGCGATATGGACGGCAAGGTCTTGCAACACTTCGCGTTGCCATTTGCGCGGCCCCGTAAAGTTCTCAAGCGGTGTGCCTTTCTCGCCCCACGGAAAACTCATTAGCACAAATGCCAAAGGATTATTAGCTATCTGAGGCGACCAAAGTCGGCTCATTAGAGCCATTTCTTCGGCGGCTGAGTAACGAGTGGTTTGCATCGCGTTCCTTTTGTGCAGATTCTACAGTATCAAAATACCCTAGCGATTGGCATTTTCCATCAACCCACAGCCGTGCGTGCCATTTCTTAGCCGCCTTGTGCCAGGATACGCCCTTAGCGCCGGACGTATTATTCTTTAACATACCGGCGTTGTGCATCTGTTCGGCGCGGGTAGCCACGCGTAAATTAACCAATCGGTTGTCATCGCGGATTTGGTTTATGTGGTCTAGTTCTTTAGCAAACGTGCCGTGGGCGTACAGCCATGCCAGTTGGTGCGATTTATATAACCTGCGGTCAAGACGTATGACTATATAACCGTATTTGTCGTGGCAGTTACAAATGCTGCCGCGCCTTACGCAAGTGCTAGTAGGATTTAGCCAAGTGAAAACGCCTGTGTCGGCATCATACTGAAGTAGCTCTTTGAGCCGGTCTTGAGTTAATATCTTGGTAGTCATCGCCGTCCTTTTCACGGTTGTTGATAAGAGGCCGGTTACCGTTGTCGCGGTAATCGGCTTCGTCAATTGTAAGCCCATTTGCTACTCTTTGGTTGGCTTGCTCAAGTGCTGTGATGATGCTGATCTGTTGCGTCACATCGACCTGCACCTGCTGCTTGGCGACCCAATCGTGCTTGTGTTTTAAGAACTCCAACGCCATCTTAGCGTCGCCGTCTAACGCTGCGTCACGCACAACCTGTGACATCTCTGCCTCAGAATCTGCGCGGCCTTGTTCGATCGCCATCTCAACCACAGGGTCTAGCTGGCACATCTTGCGAAACTCGACAGGCATCATCCCTGCGCGGATCGCTATGGCGTTTTCTGATAGCCCTAGACGTGCGGCTTCGTAGACGCGCTGCAAACGCGACTCGGTGGCGCGAACTTCGCGGGGTGTGAAGTGTAGAGATAGCATTTTGCGATTGTAGGTCATGTAGGCAATTTATTATATAAAAAAATTTTGTTGGTGAACCCTCCGCTAGCTAGGGCTCCCCGCCAGGGCCCTACCCCCCCTTATCGAATCCTTAGTGCCACCATGCTGCACTGCGGTAGCTGCACTGCACAATGCTGCACTGCACCATGCTGCACTGCGGTAGCTGCACTGCAATATGCTGCACTGCGGTAGCTGCACTGCACAATGCTGCACTGCAACATCGCTGTGTGCCTGGCGAGCTGTCGCCAGCCGAGCTCGAGCTGTCATGCTCACTAAGTCTTAGTGGCTCACTAAGTCTTAGCCATACTCACTAAGTCTTAGCCACTAAGATTTAGTGAGTGGCTCACTAAGTCTTAGGACAAATACTCACTAAGTCTTAGGATTACATCTTCCTAAGTATTCCTTGAGGGGCAATGTGGGCACTTTTAAAGTGCCCTTTTATGTTGATGGCTTGCTCCAGCGTTTGCGCCAGACTACGCCGACATATAAACTACTGTATGCATATACAGTATATATAAGAGCTTATTAAAGTCTAAAGTATTCATTACCTTATTACCCTACAAGTTATCTAGCAGTATGATTTTTAAAGCATTTTATGTAGGCACTTCGCGCAGTTTTCGCGCCCTTACCAATACCCGTAATTACCCTACATTTTGCAAACCTCACAAACCCTCACAAAAAGCAAACAATTTGGCACAATGCTAGAAAATCATGTACACTAGAGTCTCTCTCAACTAATCTAAGGTGTTCAAAATGACAAAACTTAACAAAGCCCAAATGCGCGCAGTGACTATTGACTTGCAACATTACCACCACGGCAACGTCGGCGCAGCTGCGCGCGGCCTGAGTGCTATCTACCGTTGCGCGCTCAAGAAAAGCCAGCAAGAGGATATTCTCAAGCTCGCCCTGGCTTACCCTGAAATTTTGAACCACCCTGATTTTATTGTCGCCGCACGTTAAACCAAACCGGCCGCGCAAGCGGCCATTACTCAAGGTGCCTAATATGTCTAAACTTTCCGATATTGTTGCAGCTCTGCTAATGACTATCGCTTTTCTGCTAGCGCTTTTCCTGTAGTACCTCACACAATAAACTTCACTTCACTCTAAGGTAAATTATGAGCAAAATTCTAGGTTATATCGCGTATGAAGGCCCGTCCGAGTTAACCGGCGAGCCCATTGTTGTAATTATTAATCGCGTGCACAGCGCCAGCGCAAACGACAAAACCGGCGCTTTGGTTCAATCATTTATCATTCGGTCCGACGTTAACCCCGTCGAAGCGCTTAAAACCGGCGACGACGCTGCAATATGTGGTGATTGCGTGCACCGGCCGCTTAACGCTGAAATAACCGGCGAGCCACCGTGCTACGTTAACGTGGGCCGGTCCGTGCTCGCTGTGTTTAAAGCTTACCAGCGCGGTCGGTACGTGCGCGTTAAACCCCAAGCGCTTGCGCGCATTCTCGCCGGCAAAAAATTACGTATCGGCACATACGGCGACGGCGCAGCCGCTCCTGTATCACTTTGGCAAACCCTGACACAATACACTTTGGACCATGTCGGATACACGCATCAATGGCAACGCGCCGGCTTTGATCATTTTGGATGGTCTTCGCTTGTAATGGCTAGCGCAGATACAGCCGATCAAGCGCTCGAAGCGCAAGCGCTTTCGTATCGTACTTTCAGGGTAAGTATTGGCTTAGACAAGCGCGCCGGTGAGATATCGTGCCCGGCGAGCGCCGAAAGCGGCAAAAAAACCACTTGCGATAACTGTATGCTTTGCGCCGGTCAAATGAAAGCGGCTAAAAATATAGTTATTGCAGATCACGCGCTTGGCCATGCACGGCGCGTTATCCCCATTTTAGTTGCAGCGTAAACCCCACGGCCCGCACGCGGGCCTTAACTTAGGATTATTCAAAATGCTAAACACTCTAGAATTTTATTTTGACATTGGCAAAAAAGTTGCCGTGGCCCGTAACGAGCGCGACGAAGCGCGCGCAGTATTTGAGATGGATTACCTTAGGCGCGCGCTAGGTGTCGAAAAGCGCGAAGACAAACCCGCGGCCCGCGCGGCATATGATGCCGGTTTTAAAGAGTACCGTAATGTGCCACGTGTGGATTATTTCAAATGAGAATGAATGCAAAATATGCGGGCCGTTGTGCCCTTACTGGCCGGCCGTTCAGCGCCGGCGATTTGATCGACTACAACAAAGCCAAAAAACGCGCGGTATTGGTGGCCGAGAATCGATTAGAAAGCATAACGCTATTTGATGGCGACAAGGCTAGTACTTTCTACCGTAACGCGCGCGGCCGCTGTATTGATGCGCCGTGCTGTGGCTGTTGCACTATTTAAGGGGCCGGACATGACAAACCTAGAAATTATTGAGATGGCCGCGCTTCGCTTGGGATGCGAGCGTGCGCTAGCGTTATTAGAGGATCCTGACGCGTCGCATTTTGACGCGGATAAGGTTATTCATTTTCTTAAAATCGTATTGGATATCAAATGATTACTAAGCAAGAGTACTTAGAAATTTTATTGGGTTTGCCCACGGCGACGATTGAGCGCAGCGCAGCAAACCCTACAATTTACATGACGCGCGTGCACGTTTTACTTCATTATGTCGCCTTGCGTCGCCGGGGGGTGACAACATGAAATACAAAAACGGGCAACCCGTAGAAGTAGGCGACGTCGTGCACGTCAGGAACCGCGCTTATACCGTCTACAGCGTGAGCGATTATGTAACCCTTCGTTCTATGTGCGAGCGTGGGTACTTCACCCACGTCTTCCCAAGTGACATAGGCGCGTACATCCCGCGCTTGCATCCCGTCTTTGCGGGGTTAATGCCGATATGACTATATCGCTTATCGCGGCCGCCGTGGTTATCTTACTCATTCTAGTATTCGACCTATAACCCGCTCGCAAACCCGCTCACGCGGGTTTTTTTTATGGGTGTAACACTAGCAAGAGGTGAGCCGGCGCGCGGCGCTGTGCTCTCGGCCATCGCGCGCAGGTCTGATTTTTTAAGGCCCACGAGCTCGGGCGCGCAATAGACTTGTTTTTTCGTTTGCAAGTCACGCGTGGCCAAGCGCCCACAGTCTACCCACTGGCACTCGGCCAGCGCGTGCAACAAAGCTCCCTGCGACACTTTATAAGCGCCTGGGGCCCCGAGTGATAGGGTATCGCACACGGTATGAAACGGCGACGCCACGACACCACCGGCAAACACGCCCACGCGGGCCTTAATAAGGTCAACTAGGTACGATTCATTAGCACTCATACCCTGCTCAACTAGGGTAAGTTTAAATTCAGTTACGGGAGGCGCGGCCGACGGGTTAAACGCCGACACGTCGCGCGCGGCCAGCCACGCGGCGCACGCGCTTAAACCACCTCGGGCAAACCACGCCCAAAGCCGTTGGCTATCCTCGGGCGTCATGCGCGCCACATTCGAGCTCAGGGCAAACCACCGGCGGTCCTGACTATCTAGGGTTATCGGGACCGCGTCATTAGAAAACGCGATGACCAGGCACCTATTGACCATATCGTACGGTTTAAGGCCCTTACGGTTGATCGAGAGATACTCTGGGGGTGCGGCGATGATGGGCTTAAGTTTATTGGCCAGAGCTCTACGGTCGCGCGCGTCGGGCTCGCGTAATTCGTTCAATATCAGGATCTCGCTCTCAAGCGCGTAATTAAACTGCGAGTTCATGGTGTCCGAGTCCAACAGGCCACGGTTGACCGCGTTGGGCCCGCACACGGCCTCAATAAACGGGGCCCACATTGTGTCTTTGCCTATCCCTTGGGGGCCCTTGTGTAGCACCGCGTGGTTAATCTTGCGCTGGGGGTGCTGTAATTTATATGCCATGACGTTAAAACAATGCTCTAGCGCCTCGGGTTCGGGCACCAAGTGCCGGCAGTGGTTGATCCACGGGGTAACGTCACCGGCGACGCCCACGACGCGCGCGTCGCGCCATCTATTGCCATACACGTCACCGCCTCGGCTGACCAACACGGTTTCACCGGCGGCGTAGGTAATCCCGACCAACGCGGGCGCGCCGTTCTCTTGGCGCAGTTCATCAAAGGATACGGACGCCTCGACGTGGCGACCGGTACGGATCGACTTGCACGTTATGTGCCGGTAGAGCGCATTAAAGGTGCCACGGGAAATTTCCCGACGGTCTTGAAGGTCAAAATAAGCGTCGTCTGATTGTATGTAAGCAAAGCGGCCAAACCATTCCTTTTTCTGTACGCGCCCGAGCTCTCGGGTTTCAATCTCGGCTTGGCGGCGTTTAACATCATCGGGGAAAGCCGCCGTAGGGGCGATAACAGAATACGCCTTGGCCATTGTCTTGGCTAACAGTTCATCGCGCAGCCCAGGTGCGGCGCTTGGCCCACCTTGGCCCTCGACCCACTCTAAGAATATGTGGCTATCTAACTGTAGGCAGTGCGAGTGAAGGCAACAGTACGCGCGCATGGCGGGGTTATACCGCCCTTGCGGGTTACCGTCTGTGTGTTCGTGAGCATTGGGGCAAACAACGCCCGCCCAGCCCTCAGAATTCGGGCGACTGATGACAAGGCTATTCTCAGCGAGCCACGCAAAAATGTTGTCGGTGCCGTCGTCGTCGATTTTGATCGGTTTGTAGACGGATTCGACGGGGCCCGACGTAACCCCAAACGCGCCCATGATCTGGGGTAATGAAAACTCACGCTCGGGGTGAAACTCGGTCAGCACCGATTTGAACCCGTTACGCTCAGGCTTGAGGTTAACGCTACCAGGTATTCTGAAATTGCGTACAGCATTAGTTGCGCCCTTATCAGTAAAGCCCGCCTCGGCGATCGCTTTAATGGCTGCGCTGAATACTTGGTGCGTGGGTTGATCGTCTAGTGCAAACGTATAGCCCCATTGGTAATTGTCGGGCGACGTTTCGATCTTCCACGTCGGTTCTAGTGGGGGCGCTTTGCTTTTTGTGCCCACGTCATCCAACACCAAAAAGGCGACGTGGTCGCAGTTGTGGATCGACGCGCTCGGTTTGCTTTTAAACCGCTCGACCACAAACGACGCCGTGTTGGCGTACCACGCCCCACCCTCTTTATATTCGTGGGGGTAAAAGGCTGGCCATGTCGCCTTGATTGTGCCGTCGGCGTGTTGTTCATTTCCAACAGGCTTTTGCTTAACCAACAGGCAGGTTTCACCCTCGGGGGCGACTTTGCTTATATAATCTACGAACTCCATGCAGTACTCCTTAGTTGTTTAAGCCTCGGCACCCACCGAGGCTTTTTTTTTAGAAAACCCGCCAAGGCTCTTAATATCCTCAAACCGGCGGGTTACTCATTTTCCATAAAGGGCCATTGTGCTGATCTCGGCGTCTAGTGGCAAACCCACCGCCCACGGCGGCGGGGTACACATAACTTTTCTTAAGCGTTCAGTAACCATTTCCGGTTGATCGGTTTCGATGACAATCTCGTCATGGACGTGCAACACAACGCCGAGAGATTCCACTTGGCGAAGGGCGTAGCGCAATACGTCGTTGGCACAAGCTTGGGTAACATTTTCACACGCAAGCCCCCGCCAGAGTCGTGCGCGTGGCCATTCCTTTGCATCGGCGGCGGGCTTCCATGCGGCTTTGGCATACGAAATTCCATCTTCTTCTAGTTTGGCGTAGGGGTAACAGAGAATCCGACCCGAGGGTAAAGCGTACCATAGGTGCGCCCCGTCAAACAGATAGGTAACCCTACCTGCCGTGATTTCTTTACCCTTATTACGCATGGCGGTCGTGTAACCTAGCTCTAGCTCTTGCCAGTAGCGTACCGCCCATTGGTTAGCGCGTCGCCAGGCGTCCACCGTGCGCTGGGCGTCTGATTCAGTCATAGTCAACCCGTAGGCGCGACCCATTGCCGAGAACGCGCCCAAGCCACCACCGAACCCACAGGCGAGAATGGCGACCTTACCGATCTGACGCTGATCGGGGGTGACGTCTGACTCGGGTATCTTGTACATGGCGGCCGCTTCCCGTATGTAAATGTCGCGCCCCGAGCGGAACACGTCAAGCACATCGTCGCCCCTGCCCGATAGCCACGGGGTCATCCTAGCTTCAATCTGCGCCCAATCGGCAACCACCAAGGACTTACCCTTGGCGGGTATGATTGCCGGCCTGAGCATCCCCTTTAAGACGTCTGTGACCCTCTTACCAAAGTTGGGAACAATGGGGTGTCCTTGAACCATACTTGCTCTAACCGCCTCGGGCGTCTTAGCGCACTTTCGAGTGAAATTATGGACTTGCGCGCCATAGCTAGATGCCCGCCCTGTCGCAGAGCCACCGGCAAATACAAACGCTCCTCTAACGCGTGAATCTTCCACGTCTGCCAAGTCGCGTAAGCGTGAGAACTTCGCAACGCTCGACGCCCAAAGATCATCGGCTGCTTGGATAACCTGCTCAACGTCCGGTGGTAGGTCTGACGTTGCAAGCAGGTTCGCACGCACGCGTTTGTCAATCGAATATTTTCCATCTTCTAGCTCCATTAGTTTTAAATGTTCTGTACTTAATCTTTCTTTAACCCATTCGCGCATCTTCGGCGAACGGACTGACGTAATCGCGCCATTGGTGACGGTTCTGACAATGGACTGTATGTCTTCGAGTTCGGTGGCCGCGTAAGAGATGGCTGCGTCGGCAAGACGCACGTCCACCAAGACGCCTCGGTCGTTAATTTTTTCGTTGACATGGTAGTCCTCCAGTTCTTCGTCTGATAAAGGTCTAAGGCTTTGGCTGACGGCGCGCATGGCGCGCACATCTTGTTCACAATAGCAAATTAGCTCTTGCATCAGCGCAGCATCTTCTTTAAACGGCGGTATGCACAGCGCGCGGATCAACTGCGCGCCACGGTAATCCTTACGCATACTGGCACCGGCAAAACGCCCTACGTCTTCAAGAGAGCCTGGTGCACAGTTGGCGCGCGCTTGAGTGGCTGTGCAGTAAAACTGCTCAAGCTCAAAATTGATCTGCAAGACATACCAAAAAATCAACCGCTCAAAGGCGGCGTTGTGGGCGTAGATTAGACCCTTATGATTGCGTATGCGTGTGGGGAAAGGCTGCGTGGGTAACCACGTCACCACGTCTTCATCGTCGAACGCATACGACATACACAACACTTCGGTTGTGCCGTCTTGTGCGTAGTTGTAGACGCCATGCTTCTTTAGGTCGCAGTGGCTTCTTGACTCAAAATCGCACCAAAGCACGCTCATTTAGCACCCCATCTTGCAGCAAGACCTTTAGCTAACCCTGCCTTTCGCTCAGGCGTCATCCACCTACCCTGAGATACCGAATCTAAAATATTTTCCGTTCGTGTACCCCATCTTAAATTTACCAACCTATTGTCATTTGGAATTCCGTTAGCGTGCAAACATTCACACCCCTCAGGCGCAGGCCCGACAAACGCAAGCAATACTAATCTATGTACGCATTGGCTATTGTTTTTTCCTAAAGCTACACTAACGTGACCACCAGGCATTCTTCCAGGCCTTAACAACCTGCCTTTCCTACAGGAAAAATAAGTCCCCTTTACTTCACCTGAGCATAAAACAGGCCTACTTAACGAACGCACGTTTCCTTGATCGCTAACTTGATAACGCCCTTCATACTTAGGTATGTCTTTCCAAATTTCCATATTAGCGCCGATAAAAAAGCCCTAAACTGCATTCTCACCTTTCGATGTTGGCGGACGTGGAGTACACGCAGAATGCAGACTAGGGCTTACTCTGAATATGCCGCCAAGCACAAACATATTATATGTCATAAGGTGTAGGTGGGGGCGTTGATTTGGTCGTTGCTATCTGTGCGCCCGAAGGCAAGAAAAACGCGCACTTACGACATCCTCAATTGCTTGCCTAACCGCCCCCTATACCTTATGCGCCGCGACGACGACGTGCGGGTGCTGCTGCTTCTACTTCTTCAGCAATTTCCGGCTCTTCGCCGTCCATGCTGACCCACGACTGAATGTCAAACAGCGGCGTAAAGATGCGACCGTACGACTTGTGCTGATAATGCTCTTTCTTCAAGAGCACAACCGGCACAGGTTTGCTTTGGTCTTTATCAACCTGCTCGGCAATGGCCACAGCCAAGGTCTGTACGCCACGCTTGCCACCGGCCGAGGTCGTGGTATAACGCGCTTCCAAGCCCTTGTCTTCGCCTGACAGACACTTAAGTGACATACCGACTTGCACTTCCCAACCGCGCTTGGCGCTTGGTGGTGCATCATCCATCTCGGGCAATGGATCGCTTACGCTAACCATCTTTTCTGCGAGCACTTCTCCATCACCCCACGCAATGTAGCCGTGGACAAAAGAGAAAGGATTGACCGCCCAAGTTGAGTCAGCTTCGACTTCGTCTTGATCGGCACCGAACACCCAATGACCGGTCTTGTCCATCTTGATGATAACCGTACCGGTCGGGCCAACGTCTGCTTGAATGGTACGCAGAGCTGTAGAGAGTGACTTTACTTCAGGGAGTTTAGCTAAGTTAAACATTACTGTTCCTTTAGATTAGTTTTAGGTTTGCAAGTTGCGCGCCTAGATTTAAAACCGCTGGGCGAGGATCATCCTCGGGTGCCAACGTACTGCCCGAACTAACGCTTACAGAAACGTCAGACGGGAATTTCTTTTTGCCAATAATTTTCTCGGCTTGAGCGACAGATATTAACGTCTTTACATACGCTTTGTCACCAAGCAAATCAATAGCGTTTTGGTCTTTCAGCCATTGACGGGTGCCACGCTTGGCGACTAGTTTCCAACCAGGCACCTTTACGTTTTTCTCAAGCATCTCAAGCGCCAACGCTTGCAAGTCGTCAATCCACGATTGCAGCAACTCGGCCTGAGTCAGGTACTCGCCAATCTTTTCAGCGTCCAGACGGATCAGATCAACCTTATGCGCGCGCTCAACAGCACCCGTGACCATTGGGCAGGTGGGCTTGGCAGCACACCATTTGCAATGCTCACCCGTTGACATTTTAGTGCGTGGGCCTTTGACAGCGGAAATCAACTCCAACTCAAACGCTTTGATGCGCTCGGGCGTTGTGACCCAACGCTTTACCATCGGCGGCTGAACAATGATGATTTCAATTTCCTCAACATCCTCAAACACCCACGCAGTTTCAGGCGTACGCATGGCGGCGGCGGCGTAAAACATCCCTTGGTAGTTTTCAGTTGCGTCAACAGCCACGCCGTTACCAAATTTCCAATCCAAGACAATTGCCTTCTTGCCGAGCCGACCAAGTAGGTCAGCACTTCCAAACACGCCTGGCAACAGATCGCCAAAGTTGACGCGGCTTTCAACAACAAACTCCATTTCTTTGGTTGGATCGATTTCATCCAACGCCGCAAGCGCCACAGCAATCTTGTCATCGAACAACTCCTGTGTAAGAGTAATGCCTTCGTAAACCATACCAATCACGTCAGTCGCCTTGCAGTCGAGGATTTGACTGATAGCGTCATGTAAGAGTGTGCCTTCATCAGCAAACTTGCTGCTAGGCAGTTTGGGCATCTTAGCGACCAGATCAATACTAGCTGGGCAGGAGATGACGCGCTTGGCGGTCGAGCCGCCGACGATAGTTGAGTGATTCATTTTGACACCTCAATAGCCAACAGGCTTTGCAGTTGATCTTCAAGTTTTTGCACTTTAACTTGCGCGTCGGCTTTGACTATTTGCATTTCAGCTTGCAACGCCGCAACTTTGTTTTGAATCATATCGTTGCGGTCGATTAAGTCAAACTCAATCGTAGCCGTGCCAACCTTGGTGTAACCGTGAGTTGACATATCCAACTCTGTAAACGATATGTCTTCGACAAGCTGTTCGCCTGTAGCAGACAGAATTTGCTCGGGAGAAAGGCGGCTGTGCTTAGACAACCAAGCGGTAGCGATAATTTTCATTTCGTGTAGTCCAATTTAGTTGAGTGAGATTTAATTGTACACGATTTTTTGCTTGTGCTATACTTTTTTACATGAAAGAATCAGAAATCGAAAATTATTTTAAATGGGCGGTCGAACGCGCGGGTGGCAAGACGTACAAGTTTACGTCACCAAGCCACCGTGGCGTAGCTGACCGTATAGCGTGTTTGCCCAATGGGGCGACATGGTTTGTAGAGTTAAAGACCAAAGGAGGTCGATTGTCAGAATTACAAAAAATTTTTGCCGCCGATATGGCTAAATTAAACCAAAACTACAGTTGTCTATGGACTAAGGAGCAGGTCGATGCGTTTATTAGTAGCTTGTGAATATAGCGGTTTAGTCCGCGATGCGTTCATACGGGGGGGCATGAGGCTATGAGTTGCGACTTATTGCCAACGGATGCGCCTGGGCCACATTATCAGGGCAGCGTTGTTGACCTGTTAGATAAACCGTGGGACATGGTAATTGCATTTCCTCCGTGTACGCATCTTGCCGTGTCAGGTGCAAAGCATTTTGCCGCCAAACGCGCCGACGGGCGTCAACAAGAGGGTATTGATTTTTTTAACTTGTTTACCAACCTTGACGTTGAACGTGTGTGCATAGAAAACCCAATAGGCATCATGTCTAAGTTATATCGCAAGCCTGACCAGATTATTCAGCCGTGGATGTTTGGCGACGAAGCGCAAAAAAGCACTTGCCTGTGGTTAAAAGGTTTACCGTTGCTTACGCCGACCAACATTGTGGGCAAAGGTGATTTTTATGTATCCCCGTCAGGTAAAAAATTACCTGCTTGGTACAACGGCGCGTCAGCTAAAACCCGATCAAAAACTTTTCAGGGCATTGCTAACGCAATGGCAGCGCAATGGAACTAAGACCATATCAGACTGAAGCCGCAACTTTTCTGGCCACGCACCCCCGCGCTATGGTTCTCGCCCCCGTAGGAGCCGGTAAGACGGCGATTACGTTGACTGCTATGCAAGCCTCACCTGTAAAGCGTTGGCTTGTCTTGGCACCCAAGCGAGTCGCTACAAGCGTATGGCCCGCCGAGGCGCTCAAGTGGGCACCCGATCTTGACTTAGCTGTGGCCGTGGGCACACCCGCGCAACGGTTAGCAGCCCTTGGCGCACGCGTCGTGGTGATCAATTACGACAACTTGCAATGGCTGGCTGCACAAGAGTTGGACTTTGACGGGATTGTGTTTGACGAATTGACACGGCTTAAAAACCCCTCGGGCGCGCGCTTCAAAGCGTTACTCAAAGTCATCGAACCTATGACGGTCAGGTGGGGCCTGACCGGATCGTTCACAAGTAACGGTCTAGAAGACGTATTTGGGCAGTGCAAGATCGTTGACCAGAGCTTGCTCGGGCGTAGTCAAGGTGCCTTTATGCAGACGTACTTTGTGTTGATCAACCCCGAGTACGGCGAGTGGATGCCAAGGCCCCACGCGCTACGCAATGTGATGACGCGTATCAAACCGGCGACTTACTTGCTTGAGCCTGGTGAGTACGCCGATAAGCTGCCGCCCTGCCACACGGTCGAGTTGCATTGCAACATGGAGATGGACAGGTACAAGGAAATGAAGAAAGAATTTGTGCTGCGCTTTGGCGACACGCAGATTGCCGCAATTAACGCAGGTGTCGTAACTGGCAAACTGCAACAGATGGCTAGTGGCTTTATCTACGCCACTGACACATGGGCGGGCGAGAAGAGTTTTATCACCACGTCCACCGGCATCTGGATGAGTCACCACAAGTTTAATTTACTTGACGATTTACTAGAGGAGAACCAACGTGCCAACACCATCGTCGCATACAGCTACAAGGAGGAACTCGCCGAGCTCAAGCGCCGTTACCCCCACGCCGTCACCCTTGACGACAAGGACGCCATTGATCGCTGGAATGCGGGAAAAGTGGAGCTGTTACTTGTCCACCCCAAGTCAGCAGGGCACGGGCTTAACCTGCAACACGGCGGTTGCAGGATGGTCTTTCTGTCATTGCCTTGGAGCTTGGAACTCTACGAACAAACCGTAGGGCGTATCCACCGGTCAGGCCAAGCGCACGACGTATGGGTGTATGTACTGCTCACCAACGATACCGTTGATGAGAAAATTTGGCGCGCGTTGCACGACAAGCGCGCTGTGTCTGATATTGCCTTGGAGGCTTTGAAATGAAAGTTGAATTACTGCGAGCGCAACTGGCTGCTGCCAAATCCGCTTTGCTAACCCGACGAAAGATGATGAACGCCGCCACTCGCGCGTACAACCGCGTTTTTGTAACCGTTACTAAATTGGAGGAAAGATATGCAAATCACTTGGCGAAAACTAAATGAGCGCATGGCCACACTTACTGAAGAAGAAGTTGTGGATATGCTTGAATACGAACGCACCCACGACAAGCGTGTAAAGATGCTGCTGCGCTTGCACCAGCGCGCCAACAGTTTGCGTGTGGCCCGTGAACGAATTGAATTGTTAAAAGAGGCGGTACGACCATGACAACGGCAGACAAGATAGTAGCCTTTTGCACCAAGCCCCGCACCGCTCAAGAGCTTGCAGACCATTGCAAAGTACAGCGCAGCAACATTTACGGCGCACTAGGGCGTATGCAGATGAAGGGCATCCTTAAACGCTTGGGCGATCGCACCGAGCGTGCTACGTACGTTCTGAATGAGCCGAGCCTAACCAAGATGAGCGACTATGAAAACTTGGTCATCAAGTATGCCCACAACCCTTTCGGACTACAACCATGAAAGAACATAGAGAACTCCAGACATTGATCGACCAACTAGAAGCGCACATCAGAGAACAGGCCGAGCAGATCGACAGCCTGCATAAAACAGTTGACCACCTGACTGAGCTTTCGGCTAAGTACGCTGACGAATTGATTAGGTTACGCCGAGCCATTACTGATGAGTTGAGCATTGCCCGTGCGGCTGAGATATTCAACGATGGGTCGTTTAAGCAGCGGGGTGTGGAATGAACCATAACGATTCTTTCATGCTCGGCTGGATTTGCGGCATGGTGACTTGCTTTTTGGTTTTGTATGGTACGGGGGCGATATGAAGATGCGCCATTACCGCAAACAGTTTTGGTATTTTTCTGAACTTGGCGTGTTTATGAAATCGCACAACCGCAAAGTTATATTTCGCAAAGTCTATTACTTTTTTTGAGGTGAAGAAATGAACCGACTGGACACAATCATTGATGCGCTTGAGAACGCCGTATCAGAATGGCAAGGCGATTCAGATGAATTTGAAAAAGCCCTCACCGCCGCCCGTGAGTTGCGGGATTTGAAGCCTGTTGCGTGGGCAGTCTTGCGCCCCGATGGCAGGGTTAAATTGTTGTCGCATCAGCAGGGTGTTGAGGTTGATTTGAAGTGGACACCGTTGTATACAAAGGAGAAAGCATGACCGAGAACCAAATCTACAAACAGATCATCGAGAACCTTGCACAGATTGACGATGACATTGCCAGGCTGCGCCAGCAACACCTGATGCTGCGCGTGGACATTCAAATCCTACTGGAAAAATATGAAACACCTTTACGCGGTAGCCGCCCTCAAATTAAGGACGATGGGGTACAGCGCCGACTCTGAGGGGGCGGTATTAGCGTCTGCGGCAAGGGTGTTGGGCGGTGGCCCCACAAACCCTAGAGCGCTCCTAGAGGCGTTCATAGCGTCGGTGCCGCCCAAGCTAGTCAAGGGGGCGTATCAGATGCCCTTGGCGCTTAAGATCGCAGCACGCAGGGCAGAAAAAGAACAAGTCACAATCATCACAATCGGAGGCAGGAATGTTTGAGGAATTTATGATGTGGATTTACGGGTCAATGGCGCTCTTTGTGTGGGCGTGTATGTGGCTCTTTGAAACTCGCCCTAAGAAGCACGTTTTTCCACCCGAGTGGATTTGCGACGGGTGTGGCCAAGTCTGTAGTGAACTCAAGGAGGGGTATTGTGAATACTGCGCTGAAAAATATTGAACGTACTAGCGCCAACTGGACAGGGCGTACAACGCGCTCTTACTTCAAGGGACGCTACGTCTGTGCGTACATCCCCTTGTGGCGCCGGATTCTTATGCGAATACTGAGATAAGGCGTGAGTAACGCATTTGGCGGTCATCCAATCCGTTTGTACCGCCGTTGACGCGCACCGTCATGCCGACGATATCCTTGTTGTCAGCAAGCGCATTCAAGCCATTGCTCGACCAAAACCAACCCGCCGATAGCGCCGCTAGTTCGACCTCGGCGACTAGGTCGGGATTAACTAAGGCTTCGTTGTTTGCCTCAAGTGAAAACGCTGCATACGCATCTTTTCCAGTTAGTTGGATCAACCCTCGACCTCGGTACGCCCACCCGTCACCACTGGCTTCATCGCCGTTACCCATGCGGTCAGCGTAGGCGCGGTTTGCAATCCTTTCGGGCTGCATGGCGTAACTTTCAGCAACGCCTGGGGGGAATCGGGATGGCCAGACGCGCGTCAACGCTTCGGCTCGGTAGTTGAGATTCTCGACTGTAAAGCGCAGCCCACCGGACTCATGCCCGACTTGCGCCAAGAACCCTGCGATTCTTTCGGGCGTATTTATATAAAAGTTATCACATGTATAGCGCAGTGGGATGCACCATTTCTCGGCGAGTAGCGGTGTGCAAGTCTGTGATTGCACCAACAACGCCTCTGTAATCATTTCTTTTGTGCGTAAAACAAAGTGCGATCCCCGAACAAATAAAAACCCACGGCGCTAGCGAAATTGTTAACTGCGCTATTGTCTTGGCCTGAGAGCATCATGTATGACCAAGTACCCAACACAATGGCACCCACAGCGGGGCGCATGAGGCGCACAACGCTCTCCACCCACGGATAGGTAGTACCGCCGGCACCTGCGTTATTCATTGCCTTGAACATCTCTAGGTCGGTGTTCCGCATCTGCGTGTACTCAGCGACGTTGGTCGGTTTGTAAACGTCGGTTTGGATGAATCGCCCGATCAAGGACTTGCCGAGGTCAACGGCGAGTGGGCCAAGCGCAGCAAGTAGCGTAATCGGATCCATTATTTGTCTGCCTTTGAATCAATCTTGTCGTAGAGTCGAGCAATCATCTGTTCAACACGATCAAAACGTTTGTCCATCTCAGTCTTGAGCGTGTCGAGTTCAGACTTCTTGACGTAGGAGTCGCTGACGTGCAACTTCAAGTCAGCAATGTCCGTTTTGAGTTCTTTGACTGAATCCCACAATTGACGGCAAAACCAACCGCCAATCGCTAAGAGTGATCCCGCACCAAAATTGATTAGGTTTTGCCAGTCCATTAGTCTTCTCTTAATTTGTTGCGGTTTTGGTTAGCAGTCAAATTGTTGCGAATTGCGCCTTGAGTTTTAGGCCCTTGACGTTTGCCTGAAGTGTCGGCACGCAATTTTACCAACTGATCCTCTAGCAAGTCTAAGGTAGTTTTCATTTGACCGCTAGCCTCCTCTGCTTGACGCGCCAACTCAGCGTTTTGAGCAGCACTAGCCCGAGCATTCATCATCTCAGGGCTGCGCGAGCGGATAGCCGCCTCATCAAGCGCAAGTGATTTTTGACGCGCCGTCACAACCGCCTCTTCAACCCACTTACGATCTAACATTCGGCTGACAATTTCTTTGTCGCTGAGTGTTTTAAAACTTGGGTCAACTTCAGCAATGTAAAGTTTGGTTTTATCAAACGCTATTTTTTCAGCGGCAGATAAACTAAACTTTTGATTAGCAGCAACTTTGTCAACAGCCGTTTTAAGCGTTGACATATAGTTTTGAAATGTTTCAGGCGTAGCACCTTTGATGCCTTGGCTAACCGGCACAAGTTTTCCGCTAATAGGGTCTAGGTCAAACAACATACCTCCACCTGCTGCCGCGCGAGGCGCAGCCGACTCAGCAGCAAGTGCTTGAGCCTCGGCCATTTGAGCCATGCGGGTTTGCCGCGCATCTTCTGCACGCCGTCTAGCAATAACGTCTGCGGGAGTGTCATTACCAATTTGCCGTTGGTTAAAAAATGGTGAGCTAGGATTAATATCAGCGCGGTCAACCAAGGGTTCGGCTTTACCAAACACAAAGTTAGGCCGAATCTCAGGTTCAAGCAATGCGTTGCGCGGGTCAAACGGTACGATATTGGTTGCGTTAGGCGCGGGTTGAGCGCCAGGCGTCACAGGACGTAAGTTGTTGACCGGAAACGGCGCGGGGCGGTAATCAGGCGCTACAGCATTTTTAGCTTGAAACCCAGGCGTTAGCATATTTTTTGCTATTGCACGTTTACCAAGTTCGCTTATTGTGCTACCTAAAGCCATACCGGCGGCTGCACCAGGCAAGTTGCCCAAAGCGCCTCCAATTACGCTGCCGAGCATTGGCAACGCAGAAGCGCGGGTAAGCCTAGGAAGTGTCCAACCACCTTTACCCATTGGGTTTAAGGCATCAGGGAAATTGGCGGCAATTAAACCAATGTCGCGCGCAACACCTGAGATAGGTCTTTTGTCGCCTACCATCTTGGCTAAGACGCGGGGGTCTGGGATGCCTGTCGCAAGATCAGTTGCTTCTTCTAATTGATACAACTTGGCTTGTGCGGTACGCGCTTTCAAAAACGCATCACGATCCTTAATAACCGGCAAGTTATCCGTTAAAACGCCTTCAAGAATGTCCGCAGCTTTCATTATGGCGTCAGCTTCACGACGCTCAAGAGGTGTAAGAGGGTCTTTCTTGCGGTATATGTCTTGCGCTTCTTTACGCAATTGTTGAACGCTAGACAAAAATCTTTTTCCGTCGCCGCCTGCTAAAACATCCGCTTTAAGATTATCTAAGCGTTGTGCGATATGCAAAGTGTCGCTGCTTTTTTCACCAATTAAAGCGCCGCGTTTTATAGCTTCTAAATCATCTAGCGTAGTTGCACCAATTTGTACACTAGGAATAGCTTTAACTTTTTCGTAAGGCTGCGTTATTTCAGGCGCGGCATGGGCTTCTTTAAAGGTTGCTTCGTTTAATACTTTTGTAGGGGGAATACCAACTTCTTCTTTAAGCGCAACGGTAACTTTAGGCTGATTTTGTTCAGCCATCATGTTTGATACGTTGCGCTCACCCACAATAGCGCCGCGCACTTTAGCACCGGTAGTGGGGTTAGACACTTCAGGGTCAATCGCCAAACCGTATTTGTTTACGGCTAAATCCGACGCTTCAATGCGCGCGGCGTTTTCGTAACTGTTGGCAAGATTTGTAGCTGCTGTTTTTTCGCGTGAGGCTTTTACCGCAGGTATTTCGCCAACAACGCCTTTTAAATAGCTTGCTTCATTTTTAATTGCACTTGGCAATTGTCGAGCAGCAGCGGGCGCAAGTGCAGCAACGGTTGAACCTTGTGCAAAAGGAATGGCGTTAAAATCTACGCCTTGTAATTTCTCACCGGCGTAGTTAATGATGTCTTGGGCGGTTTGGGTCTGCGGTGTGTAGGTAAGCGCGTCTTCAACATTTTTACCAAAACGTGCGCCTTGAGCGCGTCCTTGAGGGGTGTTTACGCCACCCAAATATTCACCGGCTACAGCAGCAAAAGGAGCTACAGCCCCTTTAACCATAGCCGTCCCTGCCGTCATCGCGGTTTCAGGGATGCCCATTACATAGTCCATCACGCCTCGACTAGGCGCGCGCGAAGAAGGTATTGCATCCGGTTGACGGATAACTTGACCTTGAGCGTTAAGTTGTGGCACGGCGCTGCCGTATTGTGGTTGCGCTTCTTTTGCTACTTTTGCCAAAAAAGCGTCTGGGTCGAACGGAGCAATTTTTGCTAAAAAAGCATCAGGATCAAATGCGCCCATTATTTAGCCCCAAAATGTTGTTTGATTTGCGCTGCGCGGGGGTCTTTAGGATTTGAGTTTGCCCAATCCATAGCGGCTTTTATTTCTGCGTTATCAGCAATATCACCAGTTTTGGCAGGAGTGTTAGCAGAAGCGCCGCTTTCACTTCGGTTAGCGCGACGCTTAACAAAATTTTCTATGTTGTCAATATTTTTAATATTGGTTTCATACGCAGTTTTAGGATTAGTCAGCGAATCAATCCAAGTTTTAAGTTCCATGTTGCTGTTTAATTCTTGCGCTGACATTCCAGTTGCGTTTTTGATAGATTGCAACAAACGCAAATTAGAACTTTTTATGTTGTCGCGCAGACCTTGTTCAGATGTGCCAAACACTTTCCCAAAGAATTGACCTGTATCAGATGCTTGCGTAGACGCGCCAAGGTTAGATACCCCACTCCGCGCGGTGCTTGGAATTGCTTCAGCTTCATTTAACTTGCCGTAAGCAAATCGTAAATTATCCAACTCACCTTTAAGCGCGTCTTCGGCGCCGATAATTTTTTGCTCACGCAATGCTGCGGTAGGTTCTTTACCCGCCACGCCGATAACTCCTGGCGCGCGCTCACCTTTAGCGTTTACGCTGCCACCCCTGTATTCGTTTACGTTAATTGTGATCATACGTTTATCATTAGTAGGATCAACAATATCTTTGTAAACAGGCGCAGCACCACGTACCGTTGCAAGAGCAGGGGCGGGCACATTTGCAGCAACAACTGGCGCGTTAGGGTTCATTGAATTTACATTAGCTGCGCCAAGTGTTAAGTTATTGACCACCCCGCCACTTCCGCTAGTAGGTGCGTTAAGCGTAGCCGACGCGCTGCTAGGCGAAATGTCTATTGTCATAGGCGGGGATTGTATTCCCATAGGCACCCATTGACCCGTGCGCTTGTCGCGTCGATGCTCTACTTCAATAGTTCGTTTAGGATCATTTGGGTCTTGTATTAAAAATGGTTTACTTTCGCCACCAAAGTCTAATTCGTTTTTAAATCTATTTTCAGCAACTGTTGCGTTACGATGCCCAGGCGCTGCCGCAATGTTTGCGTTCTTGGTAGCGTTTTGTAGCTGCAAATCTTGCTTAATAAACTCGCCAATCCCCATAGCAGATTTATTAATCGCCGTACTTAACCCTTCTTTAGCCACGGTAGCGCGCGCATTGGCCAATGCCTTTTCAGGTGTGATACCCATTTGGGTTAAATGCGCTGCAATGGCGGGGTTATTAAAACTTGACTGAACCCAGTTGTAATACCCTGCTTCGTCGTTTACGTTTGTTAACCCGACTCTGGCGTTATCATATTCTTTGCCAAGGGTCACCACGTCGCGCGAACGTCTTTCGCTTTCTTGGCCTAATATTTTTTGCCCTTGCATTGGCGCGCGCGACAATAACCGCTGACGATCTTCAGCTTTGTTAATGTCCCCGCCTTGCGCGTAAAAATCCCGCAACGCATTATTGCTTTCGTTTTCTTGTTGCAATTGACGCAATTGCATCATCTGCCCCATTTGGGCAAGCATATTTGGTTGCTCAATGGGCTTTACGCCTAAAGCAATATTGGTGTCGAGTGCCATGATTATTTCCTGTTTAAGGCGCCCCGCCTAAACCACCGGCAGAGCCATTACGATCTCTAAGAATATTCAGCATCTGATTCTGATAATACTGATTGCTTACGTTGCTGATGCCCTGATTTAAAGCATTGGCTTGACCGACATACCCCGCCGCCGTGGCGTTAGCCCCGCTTTGCAACGCATTGGTGGCGTTCGTACCGTACGCGCCATACGCCCCTGACACGCCTTGACCGTAATTGCCATAAGCCGTGTTAGCCCCTTGACCTTGCGCGCCGTAGGCACCCGATACGCCTTGACCGTAGTTGCTAATTGCTTGCCCACCGGCGGTGCCATAATTGGTGTTGGCTTGACCTTGCATAGCCGCAGCGTTTTGACCGGCAGCAGCGCCCATTTGAAAAGGTTGCAAGGTGTTGCCACGGGTGGTCTGGTAGCGGTTAAAAGCGTTTTGATATTCTTGTGACGCTTGGTCACCGGCATAGCCTGATGCTGCCTTTAAGGCGTTGCCTGAAATCAATCCACCACGGGCAGCAGCTTGGCGGTCAAGACCTTTTAATCCCTCGCTTAAACGAAAAGCGTAGCCTGGGTCAACGCCTTTTGCAAACATTTCAGGCGTAAATTCAGCGGTGGCGTATTTGCCGTAATCGGCTGCTCCGGTATTGCCGCCAAGACCCAACAGCGTGTTGAGTTGGTTGACATTGGCAGTACCCGCCTCACGATACGGCGCGAAGTCTGCACGACTTTGCTGATAGACTTGTGTTTGAAGAGCCAATTGCTGATCAAGCGCATCACGTTGGGCAAGCAGTTGCTTATCAACAATTGCGCCTTGCGAGGCAATCTGTTTGTCGAGTGCTTCTTTTTGGGCTGCAATTTGGTCTACCGACGTTTGGTAGGCAAGTTCGGCAGATTTTTCTGCGGCTTGAGATTGAACCTTAGAAGCGTTGCCTGATGCTTGCGATGACAAATACGCGCCGCCTAACGCTGCTGCACCCCCAATAACTGCTGCGGTAATTCCAGCCATATCAATTCTCCGTTAATAGCATTCTAACGCCGTTGTTGTGCGCTAGGGCTAGTCTTTTATCCAACATTCCGCACGCGGGGATAACGTAAATTCGTTCTTCAATCTCATCTATATCGGTGCAGCCATCGGGGTTGTCATATTCATCAACCCACACAAGTTCTTTATCAGACACATAGCCAACACGCCTAGCACCTGCTGGCGCATCAAACGCCATAGGCGCGGTCAAGGTATGTATCTCGTCGCCTAAGTTAACCGAGATCGTACCCTGCTCAAGTCTTACCTTGTACTCGCACTTATGTTCAGCGCCGATAATAATTGACCACGGCGGGGCGATCATCTTGCGAATGTACTTGCCATCCTTAAACGAATGGATCGTCTTAATGTCAGCCTGTGGCATTTTTAAAAGTTCATCTTGCAGCACGTCAATCTTTTGTTGCAAGGTGGGCTTTAGAAAGTCAAGGTCAAAGGTCACCTTCACACTTGCACCCAAGTCCAAGTCTGTTCATCTAGCACCCAATCGCCCTCGGTAGGCATAGGGGCGTAGAACACGTCATTGGATTGGTCGTAGGTGTAGCCAATCCCTGCGTAGTTGCCACGCAATGCTACACCGCCATCAGGTTGCCCGTCTTGCCCGTAGTGGACATTGCCCCGAGTGTTGTAGGAGGTCTGCAACCAAGTGCCAGGTGAGCTATCGACAAACGTATCAAAGAATGATGCGTCAGCCACAATGACTTCTAAAACCAATCCGTTTAAAACTTTGGCGTAGTTGCTCAACATATTCTCCTTATGCGTTGTAAGTGCCAGACGAAGTGAACGTGTGGATGGTGTACCCACCTGACGTTGTGACCGTGCCGCCTGTTCCACGCTGACTGCCGAGGTAGGCAATAATAGCAACGCCTGACCCGCCGTTGCCACCTGGCGTGCCCCCTCCTCCACCACCACCGCCAGTATTGACAGTTCCTGATGTTGCACTTGTTCCAGCCCCTGCGCCCACTCCACCACCACCATTACCACCTGCGCCAGCATTTGTTGTACCCGCACCGCCGCCGCCGCCTGCATAATAAACAGACGCACCTGAAATTAAACTTGTTGCACCAACGCCACCACTGCCACCTGTTGATGACACGGGATTTCCGCCTATTGCACCCCCACCACCACCACCTGCGCCTGACGGGCCACTAGCACCTTGTCCACCTGCAAATCCTTGTCCTGAAGTAGCCGCACCGCCAACACTACTTGCGTTAGACCCACCGCCGCCAGAGCCACCGGACAATCCGTTGTTATTAGTAGAGTTTGCTCCACCACCGCCCCCGCCTACAGCAGTTGCAATTGCTGAGATACTTGAGTTTGTGCCGTTAGTACCTGTTGCTGTGTTAACAGATGACCCCGCACCGCCGGAGCCAATGGTGATTGTGTATGCTGTACCTGCAATTAATGAAACAGAACCTGCTAACAGCCCACCTGCGC